GCGGCCACTTCAAGACCTCCGCGACCGTCGTCGCGATCGTTCAGATCATCCTGAACATGCCCGACGTGAGAATCCTGGTCATGTCCGCGACCACGAAGCTCACGATGAACTGGGTTAAGGAAATTCGGAGCCACTTCAACGGCAAGAACCCGAAATCGGGGCTCCTGAACCTGTTCGGACGCATCTGGCTGACCGACAAAGGCAACGCGATGGGCTTCACCGTGCCCACCCGCGTGCGGATGCACCTCAAAGACCCCACGGTCGCGGTCGCATCCCCGAAAGCCGTGGCTACGGGCGCCCACTGCGACTTCTTTTTCGCGGACGACTTGGTCAACACCGCTAACTTCCGCAATCCCGAGCTACAGGACAAGCTCGAAGAGGATTTCTCGCACTTCATCCCCCTGTTAGACCCCGGCGGCTACACCATCGTGACCGGAACGCGCTACACGGCTGCCGATGTCTACGGCAGAATCATCAAGCGTAGCGGGGAATGGCGGATTTCAGTCAAGGCGTCTTACGACGAGAACGGCGTCCTGCTCTTCCCGCAGCGCACGTTGCCCGACGGGCGCAAGATCGGGTTCACGCGCGAGATGTTAGACCAGATCGAGAAAGACGATCCGGTCACATTTAACGCGCAGTACATGAACCGGATCTTCTCGGCCAACCGCCAGACGTTCCCCCTCGAGTTACTGCTCAGCAGCGTGAGGAGCACCAAGCATGAGCAGTACCCCAAAGACCACCTGTGTTATTTCGCGGTGGATCTTGCGGAAAGCAAGAAGGCCGATTCGGATCATAGCGTCATTGCTATTGGCCGGCGGGATAGCAACGGCGCGATTTGGATTGAGGATGTGGTTGGCAACAACTGGACTCCCGCCCAGCTCGTCAACGCGCTCCTCGCCCTCGCCATCAAGTATCGCCCCGAGCGCGTGTTCGTCGAAAAGTCCCCGGGCAGCGAGTTCTTCGCGGAGTACCTCCGCACCGTCGCCCGCGAAAAAGGGCTGAACGTCCGCATCGAGATGGTCAAGATGTCGAACCAGCGGGACGCGAAGTACGTTCGTATTTCCTCGCTGGAGAGCTACTTCCGCAACAAGCGGCTGTTCCTGTGCGCGAGCATCCGTGATTGGGAGCGGCTCGAAGAAGAGTTCACGCAGTTCCCGAAGGGCCGGCATGACGACCGGCCGGACTGCATCGCACTGTTAGTTAACCACTTGAACCAGGTGGCCCCGCTGTTCCCGATGACGAAGTTCGTCACGAACAGTTTCGTGGGCATCCCGGGTGAAGACGAAGATCCAACAATTGGCCCGGGCGAACGCATGATGGGCGCAGGGTTTGTCTGCTAGGAAAACATGGGGTTCGAACAACTAAAAACCGCGTTGGATGAAGGTAAGGCGCTTGGCCCGATAGAAGCCAAGGACGCAACTTTCGTTGACGAGAAACTCGACGACGAAACCGCGTTAGCGATCGTCCTCCAAGACGCTAATATCGGCCAACGCTACTTGCAGACCAAGACGCTCCCGTCCGAGTGGAACACTCACGACGACGTCTACCGCGCCTTCGTCAACCCCCGTAACTGGCCGAACTCCAACGTCCCGCGTTCGAACCTCTCGATGCCTCTCGTGCTCGAGACTATCGAGTCGCTGCTGCCCCAGACGCACCTGGCGTATTTCTCTGATCCGCAGCCCTTCATGATTGATCCCAAGGGCAGGACCTCCGCGGAGGCCGCCCGCGCGATGGGCAAAGTCGCAAACTGGGCCTGCCGGACGGCCGGATTCGAGGAAGAGATCCGCAAGGTCTTGAAGTCCTGCCTGCTGTACGGCCAGGGCGTCCTGAAATGGGGCTGGGAAACCAAGAAGGCCAAGAAGAAGCACTACCGTCGCACACCGGGAGGCGTGGAGATCCAGCAGAAGGAAGACTTCATCTCCCAGCCGACCTGCGAGTTCGTCGACCTCCGCAACATCATCGTCGACCCCTCGACGCGCAACCACGACATCCGGACGTCCGGCTACCGCGTGTTCCAGAAGTTCATCTCGGCCTACGAGCTCGACGACTTGCGGAACGACCCGATGTACAAGAACGTCCCGACCCGCTCCGAGCTCAAGCGTATCTTGGCGGATCTCGGACAGGAAACCAAAGACACCATCATCGGGACGAAGCCGCTAACCTGGCGCGAGTATCAGGCTGAACTCCAGCGCACAAAGACCTCGGGCGACCCCCTGTCTGCCCCCCTCGAGATTCTCGAGTACGAAACCGACGATCGCATCATCACCGTGCTCGAGCGTTGCATCGTGATCCGTAACGACGAGAACGAAGAGGGCTGCTCGCACTACCTGTCCTGCGCCTTCATCGACGTCCTGAACTCGTTCTACGGGTTCGGCGTTACTAAGCTGCTTGAGGGCGAGCAGCGGTTGCAGGCCGGCGTTCTGAACGCCTACAACGACTCCCTCGCGCTTCGCCTGAATCCTGTTTGGCACCGTAAGAAAGGTCTGGGCACCCGCTCGCAAACCATCACGATCTCCCCGGGCAAGATCATCAACGACGACGGCGAGATCGCTCCGCTCCAGATGGAGTCCGTGTCCGCCGAAGCCCTGCAGGCCATCCAAGCCTCTGAAGCCCGGGCAGCGCGTCGCGTGGGCGCCAATTTCGGGCAGGAGATGCCCACCCAAGCCATGAGAACGGCCGAGGGCGTTCAGGCGTTCACCAGCGGCGTCCAAGTCCGGCTCCAGTACTTCATCCGCAACTTCTCCACCCAGGTGTACGTCCCGTGCATCGAGCAGTTCATCTGCTTGTGCAAGGACAACCTGACCCCCGAGCAGATCAACGAGATCTTGTCGCAGGAAGACGGCCAAGTGTTCCAGGGCGACGTGATGGAGCTCTATAACGGCCAGTACGACATCGACGTTTTGTCGAGCACGCAACTGGCCGGCCGCCGCGCCATGCAGGCCATGATTCCCCTGATGATGCAGATGCTAGGACAGCCCGCGCTCGTCCAGCTTCTGAACGTCCAGGGCAAGAAGTTCGACTTTGCGGAGTTCTTCAAGGAAGTCTTCGACATCTCGGGCTGGCCGGCTACCGACCTGATCGTCGACATGACCCCCGAAGACATGCAGCGCATGGCCATGCAGAACCCCGCGGTCGTGAAAGCGCAGACCGATCAGCAGAAACAGCAAGTCGCGCACAAGCAAGACCTCGAAAAGATCCAGGCGAAGGGCGAAGCGCAAGCCGGCGTCGCGGTTGTGCGCCACGCCCTGCAGGAAGCCGGGAACATGCGGAAGGAAGACACTGAGCGGGAAAACATGACTAAGCCGCTGGCGATCCAAGGTAAACAGTGACCAAAGAAGAACGCGAAGCCCTAGAGCTGCTCGCCACCCTGCGAACCGCGGGCTGGAGAGTAGCAGAGGAACTGCTGGACGCCGCTCTCGTGAACATCAAAGAGGACGCGTTCGCACCCTCAGAAACAGTAGACCAGGCAACCGTCAAGACCCTCCAAGCGCAGGGGGCGCAGAAACTGGTGGAAACCTGGAAGAACGCGATTCGCGCTGCCGCGACCGTCGAAAAAGCTGAACCGCAGGCCGGATTGGCCCAAGGAGCGTAATGAGCAACGAATTAGATCTGGACACAATGCCGCTCGATGAGCTGGCAAAACTCGCAAACGACAACTTTGATCAGCCCCGCGATGAGCAGGGAAGGTTTGCCGCCAAACAAGACGACCAGACCGCAGCTGATGACCAGCCTGACGAGATCGTCTACCGCCGCGTGATCGATCTCGGTGACGGGAGCGGCGTGCAGGTCTTCGAGGCGCCATCGCCCGAAGAGCTGATCGAGAAGCTCGCTATCGCGCAAGAACACGCGACCCGAAAGATCCGCGAGCTGGCCGCTGCCGCGAAAGCTGTCCAGCCGCCGCCCGAGCCCGTGATCGACCCCAACGAGGAGTTCCTGCTCAGCCAGGAGCTCTTGCAGACGCCCACCAAGGCGTACGCCAAGTTGTTTAAGAAGATGACGGGCGTGGACATCTCGGAGTTCAGAACTGTCCGAGAGAAACTGACCGCCTTCGAACAGGCGCAGAAAGAAGAAAGCGCGGCCGCGCAGTTCGTCCAAACGCACCCGGATTACTACAACTCTCCCAAGAACAACGCGAAGATGGAGAAGTGGATCCGGATGCACGGGCTGGAAGGCACGCCCGAGAACATCGAAAGAGCTTTTGTGGACTTGCAGGAGAGCGGATTGCTCGAAACCAGGCCCGCAACCCCAGACGCTGAGACTAACGAGGAACGAGTCAGCCGGCAGCGGATTGCTGCCCCGACTACGCGACTTGTAGGACAGCGGAGAGCTGCCAGTGGGCTGTCCAGCCGCAGAAGTGTGGCTGCGCCAGCAAAACCGGAGCTTACGGAAGATGATTTGTACAAAATGTCGTATGAGCAACTCGAGGAACTCGCCCGACGCGAGGCCCAGGAAGCTCAGCGATAACCAGTAGGTAACCGCATATGGCTTGGCCAAATGCCTCAGTAGTGTCTAGCGGTCTGGGTGCGTATCCCACAGTTTATTACGACCGCAAAGCACTGGACACCCTCCGCAACAACCTCTACCTGTATCCCGCCCTCGAACTCAAGCAGATGCCTGACATGAGCGGCGTCGCGATGCAGATCTTCAACTACACCGCTCTGGCCGCGAACACCTCGGCCGCGACGGAAGGCACCCCGGGCAACGGCATCTCGCTGACCCAGAACACCGCGACCATCAACCTGTCCCAGTACGTTGA